TGGAACAAACTGTTTTTTAGAGATACTACCATCATCAAGTCTAGAATAATGAAATTCTATACCTCTCTTTTTTGCCATTTTTCTGTTAACTGTTTCGTCACTAGAAATAAAACAAACCTTGACTCCTAACTTTTTGAATAGTTTTATTGCAGTAAAGTCTTTATCATTAAATCTTTTCGCTACACAAGTGGCATCACCGTCATAAAGTTTAGTTCCGTCTGTCATCACACCGTCAATGTCAAGAGCCAATACTTTCATATTTTTCACAGACGAATCCAGTCTTCACAATATAAATCTTTTGTATCCTTTGGGTCTTTTTCATTTGGAACGAACCATTCGGTAGGTGCAATGACTTTTTTGTTTTTGTTTACATTTAACCATGCCGCCCACCAACTAAAAGAACTATTACATATAATATTATGGTCGCACATACTCATAAGACACATATCTTGTATTGCTGTTCCACCTTCTGCAAAGGCAAATTCGTCACCGCGGAATACTGATTTACAAACATCCATTCCATCACTGAATATTACAAATGTTTTTTCTCCGTCAACATTATTATTAATATACTCTATTGCAGAACTATAATATGGTGTTTTCAATAGAGGAACATATACATGTTCCAGTGCTTGATAATCCCCCAAACGAACATGAACGCCAATAACAGTTTTATTATCTCCATGTGCTTGGTCTAATTTAGATTTACATTCTTTTTCTATACCGTTTGAAAATTTAAATTCTGACCTAATATCATCTTCAATATGTTTAAAATATTTTTCTGATTGAAAATATCCATTTAATCCTGTGTGGTCTTCAACGGAAAATGCTTCTTCATTAAAATGAAAATTGGGTTCTTTCCATATCTTTCTAATTGCATGAACTTGTTCATGATGAGGCATACTCGTATATTTACTGAGATTAAACTCATCATGAAGTGTTACCATATTACCTTTCTTTGTAGGGTCGTAATATACTTCATATCCTTGTTTGTTGGCAATTCCCAATAATGCAGAATACTGAAACATTGCATTACCGAGATAACCATAATCACCTAATCGTGGAAAACATATCATTAATTCGCTCCTTGTGGTCCTGCACCAAATCCAGGTCCTAATACACCTGCACCTTGTGCTAACATTCTTAGTGGTTGTCGAGTGAGATTTTCCCATTTGTTTGCGCTCGACCTATCATCTGCTTGGTAAAATTTGGGAAGGTGTGTGGAAATAACATTAAAATTATGTTGTAATCCGGCACATCCTAAATCAAATGGGACATTTTTATTATAGACGAAATCTTTTGCGGTTTCGATTACTGCTTGTTTATATCTTTCTGTTAGAAAAAGAATTGCATGAGTGGCGAATACGCCTTTAATTGAGGCAAGATTGTTTCCTATATCCTGTGCAACATACCTACCATCTCCATGAGATGTTCCCAAGTAAATCGCATCGGTATCTTCTGGAACATTTTCTATAACAGGAGAATACCAATCTTCATGTATCTTTGCATCATCTTCTAATATAAGAAGAGGCAACTTGGTTTCTTCCTCTAGTATATCAATATGGGATTGAGCGCAACCTCTATAATGATAGATTGATTTTGGTGTTGTTGGTGGAGGCTCAATCTGTCTGGCAGAAAACCTTTTATGGTCTTTTAGTCCCATATCTTCAAACTGCTTGAGCATCATATCTTTATTTTCTTTGGCGCTGTCTAGATTAATCCATCTGCACCTAACATTACGAATATCGATTTTCATCATTTCACTCCATTAATTAATATTTCTTTCCTATATGATATTTAGGACACAATTCCCACTCACTTTTTTCTTTGTGGGATAATATTTTTAACTGTTTAATATTTAAAACTGGTTCTTCTGTTTTTTCTTCATCTACTAATTCACAAAGACCCCATTCTGATAAAAGGTTTGCTATGGTATTTCTCCTTGCTATATCCTTTTCATCAATATTGCTTTCTAGTCCGTCCAGTTCAAACAACTCTTTAAAATGAACGATATAATACCGTCCCCTCTTATGTAAGATATGACATGATTGGTATAACTTATTCTCTTTTCTTGAAGAAATGCCTATTCTGGTTAGAGTTTCTTTGATTTTTAGAAAATCTTCTTCGTCTGTAAGTTTAATCTCTACCAGATGGTCTATATTTATTTTATCACCCATTACGATATCCTCTCATCACTTTTGGTACTTCCTATTATTTAGGAAATTCCTCCTTTTGAGAGTTTTATCTTCATTTCTTCAATATCTTCTTTCTTTAGAAGAACCAGAGCCTCTTTCGCCTTTTTATTACTATATCCAAAATATTCTTTTACAATATCAATATTTTCTGGAAGTTCCTCTTTAAGCCACGGACTAAATCTCTTGCTCTTTCTTATAGTACCCATAAGAAAATCAAATTGCATCTTTTTGTCTATGTCGTTATGTAGGTTCATTTCATTTGCTTGAATAATAGTATCTGGAAAAAAAGACAAACACCTGTTTACAATAAATGGCAAATATTCTTTTTCAATATATGAGTCCTCTGAATCCATTAAAGATTCTTTGGTATAATTTATTGCCTTTAGATAATCACCAAGTTTCATGATATGTCTGTGTCTTTATCTATAACCGCAACTATAGATTGCACTTTAACTAAAGCAAGCCCCATATATCCTTCGACACCTTGTCTTTTATCATAAATGATGTAGTCCCCTTCTTTAAATTCAGCAGGGTATATTTTTCCTTGTTGATTTAATTCTCCTGGACCAATAGAAATTACTTTACCTTTACAATAAAATGGATGTTCTCTTGGTTTAACATATAATCCAGTTTCTGTTTGTTCACCTTTACCTATAAATTCTACCGCAACAAAGTCGCCATGGGGTTTAAATCCTTTGGCCATCTTAATACCTCCCTATTGAATATTTCGTTGTTAATTCTTCACCCGATTCTATTGTTCTTAATGTTTCTAAATATAAAACATGGCCGCTGTCAATTGCTCTGGGAACTAATCTACAATTCGGATGGTCAGAATGGTTTATAAATCCACCCAATGGTGTTCTAATATACCCATCTTCAAAATTAAATTCACTTTTATGTGTCAGACCCACTATAATTCCTTCTTCAATAGATTCGACTGAAAAAAGACCCAAGCCATCAATAGGCGATTCTTTAATTGTTACTTCTGGTGGTATCGGTTTATATCCACCTTTTAATCTGCTCATTTAAATTCGCACTCCACCATAAGTTCTGTTAGACAAGCAGTCATATTAATTTCTTGGTCTGCCACAAATGCAGACTTATATTGATATTCTGCTAAAATTAAAATTGCTCTTGGGATGCTTTGAGATTCTAATGTTTTATACAATCCATCATAAATCTTTCTGAATATTCTGGTTTGGTCATTATCTAAATTTTCTACAACCCATTTACGAACATCTGAAAATGTTTTTGTTTTCATTGCGGTAGTCAATTCATCAATTTTAATACTACCCACTTTGGATAGAATACCAATATCTATTGTACCTGCTACAGAATATCTTTGTAATTCATTTATTACTCTACGGAAGTCAGGAAAGTGGCGCATTACTAATTGTGCTAGTACTCTTTCTTCATACGCGACACCTTCTTCATCCAAAATATATTCAATTCTTTTTAAGAATTGAGCAGCCATTTTAGGTTTTTCTGTATTTGGTATTCTAAATTCTATATTTGTGCATCTAGAATGTAAAGGTTCAATAATTCTATTCTTAAAATTACAAGTAAGAATGAATCTACAGTTATTGGCAAATTCTTCAATAAAGCCGCGGAGTGCGGGTTGCATACTTTGTGCGTTTGCATAATCAAATTCGTCAAGTATAACTACTTTACTTCCGCCAGCAATTGAAACACTACTAGCGAAGTTACGAATTTTAGTCCGAAGCGTGTCTATGTTTCCATCCTCAGAACAGTTAATTAAAATCCAATCGATATCTAATTCGTTGCAGAGTGCTTTTGCGATTGTGGTTTTCCCACATCCCGCACCACCAGACAAAAGAAGATTTTGAACTTCTCCACTTTCAACTATTCCGTTGAAAGTATCTTTAATGTCTTTTGGTAATACACATTCATTTATTGTTGAAGGTCTATATTTTTCGACCCATAAAAAATCTTTAGTCATTGTAGTCATAGTTATCTTACCGAATCATAAGGCACATGAACATCTTTAAATGCCTTATAATAATTTTCATCACTTACCATCATATCATCTAAAAGAGTTTCAAATGTATGTTCTGGTTGCCAATTTAATTCTGTTCTAAGTTTTGTAGCATCGCCCTTTAAATCTTTTAGTTCTTCTGGTCTTAAAAATCTTTCATCCAAAACAACATAATCCTTGTAGTCCATATTAAGTTTTCTGAAAACATACTCACACACATCACGAACACTATGTGATATACCTGTTGCACAAACATAATCTTCTGGTTTTTCTGCTTGCAACATCATCCACATTGCCTTAACATAATCTTTTGCATGGCCCCAATCTCTTGTAGCATCCAAATTTCCTAGTCTAAGTTCTTTTGCTTCTCCCGCGGCAATGTCAATAGCACCCTTAACAATTTTACTTGTTACAAAATTAGAACCTCTTCTCGGAGATTCGTGATTGAACAGGATACCATTACTAATAAACATATTGTAAGAATTTCTATAATTCCTAGCAATATTATAACTGAATACTTTTGCACAAGCATAGGGACTTACTGGATTCATAGGAGTTGTTTCTCTTTGAAATCCATCATCATCAATACAATTGCCAAACATTTCCGAAGATGATGCTTGATATATTTTTATCTGTGGGTTTACTATTCTAACTGCTTCTAAAACATTAAGAAAACCCATACCTGTTGCACACGCAGTATATACTGGAATGTCAAAACTTATTCGGACATGAGATTGCGCGGCAATGTTATATACTTCTATTGGTTCACATTCTTTAATTGTTTGAATCAACGAAGACAAATCTGTAACATCTCCATAATGTAAATGTAAGTTGTCGAAACAATCTTTTAGTCGTGCGGTTTGATTTTCTGCCACAGAATGTCTTCTAACAATTCCATGTACTTCATATCCCTTTTTTAATAAGAACTCTGCAAGATAAGAACCGTCTTGACCACTTATACCTGTGATTAGTGCTGTTTTCATGATGAATATTTAGAATCACTTTCTAGTGCTACCCAATATGTTAGGTCTTTTGATTGGTGTTGGAATTCACAAACTATCTTTTCTGTTATTCTCACATCATAACTTCCCTGTAACATTTTTAAATTTTCAGATTTAAAATAAAACACGAAGTCTGAACCATCAGTATTGTTGCCAATGTCTATTGAAAAATTATTCGTAGACTTGTCATTTTTATCCATAGTAACCAACTCAACGGTAGAACCACTAGAACGAATGGCAATATCATTCACCTGTAATATAGATGATGCTTTTTTAATTTCTGTCAGTTGTTCCTCTGTCAATGTACAATGTACTGCTACTTCGGGCATCACAATCTTTTTGTTTATCGTAGTTAAAAGTGATGGTTCTGAATAATAATATTTTACGGTTGATTTGTTTGTATTAGATGTAATGCTTACAAATTTTTCCTCAAAACAAAACTCTGGGTCTTTAAATAATGAAATTGTACCTAAGAATTTATTTAAATCCCATACTCCAAATTCACAATCAAAATTTTCCGAAACCTTTGCTTCTGCCATGATATTCTTCACAGGAGAAATTGTAGAAATTGTATTTCCTGGTTTTACTAGAATGTTAGAATTGATGGATGAAAAGTTTTTAAGTATTTCTAAGGTTTCATTAGAAATTTTCAATCCGCTTGTTGTGGTGGTCATAATATATTCTCCATTATAAATTTAATTCACTGTTGGTGGTCTGTGTAATCTTGATATGCATCTGGGTCAATATTTCCACTCACCACATCTCTGAGGTAATCTTTTTCTTTACTTCTTTTACTGCTTTTACTCTTTTTTCTTTGCTTACGCATAGATTTTTCTGAGGTTTTTCTATCTTCATCATTATCATAATGATTTCTTTTCTTTGACATTATTTAATTATACTCCTTTTTAAAAATTATTCAATAGAATTCTTGTATATTTTCAAGTAATTTTCCTAGTTTATTTTTTATAAAATAATCGTATATATTTTTGTCAGAAGGAACACAAGAATTATAGGCTTCTACAATGTTGTGTTCTATATCTTCTGGAATTTTATTTAAATCTATCAATGTTTGATTTCTCTTCCAATTTTCTGTATTGTTCCATTCGTTTAAATCTTCTATAATTTTAGAAGCCTTTTTTGTTCCGCATGGTTTTTGTCTTTTGTTTTCATCTAAAAAAACATCATCATCACTCAAAATATTTGGAATGCAATCGGATGCATCGCCTTTTATTATATGTTCCATTAAATAATACTCTGGGTCATCACACTTAATAAAAGATTTCTTGAGTGGACTATATTGTTTAACATTTTTATAACGCTGTAGTTGTTGAAAATCTTTATCATTTGAAACAATTACAATCGGCTCTGTGGCGTGATGATGTTTTGTTAATATTGCAATGATATCATCTGCTTCTGCATTTGGAACTGATATATTTTTCCAAGGAAAAGTCAATTCTACCTCTTCTTTCATTTTCAACATACATCTAAAAATGGCTTTCCAATCGTGCTGTGATTTATCTTTGTTTCTTTTTCTATTTATTTTATAATGGGGAAATTCTTTTTTTCTCCAACAATCGGCAGAGTCGTGGCATATTACTACTTCTCCGTATTTGTTTTTAAATTTATTCAGATAAATCCTATAAGAGTTTAACACCATATGTCTTATCAAATTCTCATCAGATATGTCTGAATATTTAATTGCTTGAAATACATTTGCTATTAAGATTTGGCTATTGTCTATTAAAATCATTGTTTACTTCGTTTCATTTTCTCGAAATTATCTTGAGTTTGTCCTACTTTAATATTTTTTGGCATCTTCTTTTTAGTAATGGGTTTCTTTTTTACCATGGCATTTTTACAAGCATCAAGTTTTATATCTGCGTGTTTACGCATATAAACTCTATCTTCTTTATTGGTGTTTCTTTGTATCCAAAAGGCCTTTTCAAGTATCCATTCCCAAATGCAGTCGCCTTTCCATTGTATTTGAACTCTAACATCTCTGCCTCTTTCAAATCC